ACTCCTTCACAAAGTGTAATAGGTTTTTGCCAATTGATTTGATTTTCAAACATCGTAACATTCTTCGATACCGGCGGATTTTTATACTTAAATTTTTCCTCAGAGAATACAGACCGTGCGATGAAGTAATTGAGTCTATTATCTCTATCGTAACTCGGAATAATAATACGATTGGTGTAAATACCACCATCACAATAACCAATATTATAACGAATAATATCTTCCTTAGTAATACCTCTATCTTTTGCATATTGTACCACCTTTCTATATAATGGATTCAAACCTTTCGGTTCTACCAATAGAGATTTAAATTCTGATGGTAACCTTAGTTCTACCTTTTCTTCATCGGTAGGAGTTGCTGAAACGATATAATCATCACCATATATTTCATAAACTTTTTTGATTTTTTTAGAATCAACATGCAATCTTCTAAGTAGAGTTTGTATTTTTCTACCTTTTGAATCACATACCCAACAATGCCATTGTTGTGTTTCTAAGTTTATTTGTAACTTTTTCTTATGATGATGACAAAATGGACAGTGATGAGCTTGCTCATTACCTCTTAGAGATGTACCAACACCCAAAACTTCATCCAAAATGTTAATTATAACCGATTTATCTCGTTGTGAGAGCATAATTTATACAATATACGATGTAAATATACGAAAAATTTTTCAATTTTCCAAATCTTTTCTAAAAAATTTTCCTAAAATATTATCATTGAAACAATGAGATTCATATAAAACATTGTGTTTTATCTGTTCTTCTAACTCGTAATAAGTCATTGCTTTTTTAGTTTTACAGAATCGTAAGATGAATTTTTCAATATCATCACCATCCCATTTTTTTACTTCAGCATGTGATGATTGATATTCTTTCCAGTTTGATTCTTTTACTACCTTTCTTTTTCTCTTTGTACCTTTTAGTGGTGGTAGTGTTCGGTGTGCGTACAAAGATTTTCTTCCGATATAGAATTCACCTGTAAATTTTTTTCTGATTTTATATATAAATCCTATTGAATCTTCAGGCATATCGGAAATTTCGGTAATCAGCTTACCTTCATATTTCCATGTGGGCATAGTCAAAAAGTTTATCGTTCAACTGAATCTGAATAAGGTTTTAGATTTAGTTTGCCGCCTCTAGCTTTCTCTAAGTTTGATGGTTTAGATATATCCTTCCCGCCATCTACTGAGATAGGGGTTTTATCAGCTTTTGATTTTCCTAATTTAGAAAATTCAGATGCTTTAAATAAGTCCATTATTGAAGCCATAATATTTTCCTCTTTTATATAAATATAAGTTTTTTAATTAAACATCAATTCTAACAAGAAAGTTGACAGGATAGTCAGGTAAGTTTTTAATTGGTTTTGGTAACTTAGCAACTGCCATCATTTCATTATCATTATTATACAAACCAATTGTGGTTATATATGGTACTAAATAAGAACCAGTTAAATCAGTTGAACCTGATTCCCAATAATCATCCCAACTACCACTAACATACCCGTTAGTAACTGATGATGTAACTGAACCACTATAGTATGGTTTTCTATCTATACTATAGATATTTCTAATTTTTACGGTCTGTGCTGGTTGTCCACTAACAATTGGTGTTGTTGTGAAATCCTCCGAACCACTTTCAAATACCGTTACTGCTGTTGGATTTTGTGAGTAATTAAATTCACAATCGCCTACTTCTAAGAAGAACTCATGTTCGTATATAGTATGAGTTCCTTTATATTTTAATGTGTATCCATTTAGTAGCGTTGTACAGTTTGCATCATTTAATACAAATAATCCATCACTATAAAAAACGTTTCCTACAATATAAGAACTCCAATTCGTAATTAAACCAAATGGATTATCATCATCTTCAAATCTAATAATACCACACTCAAAATCCATTGTTAGAATTGATACTGCGTTCATAGCAGTTACTCGAGTATCTGCACCACCTATTGGTACTATTGTTAAAACATTTAATGAACCACTTTCAAAGTTTGTTAAATCTGTTGTTCCGTGGTATTCGTTTCCATCAAAATCAGAAAAGTGTATTTCACCCGTTTCATTATTTAATAAAAGAATCTTAGCACATCTTGTACTTTCTACTAAGTTACCATATCCATCATCTACAATTTTTAAAACTTTCGATTCAACCTTTGGAGTATCTATAAATAATTCTACTGAACCTGGTTTTATTTCTTCTCCATATTCGGATTGAGATACTGCTAATAACTCTATGTGGTTAGTTAGTACTCTTTGATTACCATAAGCAAATTGTGGATGTTGTCTCCCAGCTCCTGTTAATGGTGATAATTTATTTGATGGATGATAGTATTTTGCGTATGTTGATTGATACAACATTCTCTGATAAAACTCATTTGTTTTTGCTTCATTGACTGGGTCAAAGAAAGTATCTAAATCATAAGCTCCACCTGGTATTGTATTTAATACTATTACTTCATCATCTATTGATGCCGAATGAGCAGTATAAATATCATAACTACCTGAACTATGTATATAGGTTTTGTGAGTCCTAAAAGGTCTAATGTTTACGTTTTCTGCCGGTATTTCTTTTAACATACGATATTACTCCTTTATATAAATATCACAAAAAGAAAAACCTCATTTTTTGGATGAGGTTCTTACTTTGTTTGAAATGCGTGCCTACGATTAAAAGTCTAATTTAACTTTTACTAATATTTCTTTATCAAACGATTTTGCAATCGGTTGAGATGTTTTAGCTACTGCTAACATTTCGTTTGCATTGTTATATAATCCAATCGTTGTAATATAAACTTTTGGGTCTCTTCTAAACGATGATACTGCAAATGCGTTATCCGAACCACTTACACATGTTGGGTTGTTAGAGAAGTTAAACTCTCTGTTATTTGCTCTAACAAAGTAATGGGAGGTAGATACGTTTTCAGTTCTTCTTGCTTCGAAATCAGCACCATTCTTAATAGCTGCGTACAACCAGTGATGTGCTTTCTTATCAGCATCTACTCCAGTAAACAATGAACTAGTCGTTGAGTAATCCAATGTTGCTGAACCTGTATGTGCTGAGAATCCGATTTCAGCTTCTAATGCGCCAGGATTAAGTATGATTATTCCTTGGTCAGGATAAAACACACCATAACCTTGCCCTACTGAGAATGAATTACCATCTGTAGAACCTGATGTGTATCTTTGGTCTATCGTTGCTTCTGCTGAAGAACCTAAGTTAAGTGAACCACTTACTACATCAAATACTCTACCCGATTTACCAACTGTATCTGAGAATTTCTTTCCACTATCATCAATAAGTGTTATAGCTCCTCTTGAACCACTTAATTTAAGTGACCAGTTACCAGCATCTAATTGTTCTTTATATCTTGCTCTTGCTACATTAATCACAAAGAAATCTTCAGTATTATGGCCTGTACCTGAAGCCGATGCGAATGTGAAGTGTGAATCTTCTTGTCCTAATAGGTAAGAACGATACTGCATATATGTTGCTTTAGTTGGGAACTTAGCGTTATCGTTAGTTGAGAGGGCAACTGAACCACTACCACTAATATGTCCGTATGCTACTGCGTATTGTACTTCACCATTTGATGCGGTGTTGAAGATATTGTAAAAGTAATCACCTGATGATGATTGAGCTTGTGAACCAGTGTGGTGTTGTGCTAATGAACCAGTATCACCAGTCCAAAGTCCTGTTGTTACTACTTCAACTTTACCTGTTACTTGGTCAAACTCATTAAACCTTTTGTATATTCCTGATGCGATTGAAGTTCCATCTGCTGTTAGCTGGTCATTACCCGTTAGGTATTCATTAATAATACCTGCTAATTCTTCAGAAGAAATTTCACCATCAGCGTTCTGTAGATATTGTGCTAACTCATTGGTTAACGCTGCTCCCTGTTGTCCTGCTATTTCTGCCATAATTTTTTACCCTCTTTTATTATTCTTTAACAAATGTAATCGTTACAGGGATAGTTTGTGAACCACCCGTTTCGTTACCATATACCGTAATAGTTGTTTTTATAGTTTCAGTAATGTTCGGATTAGGAATAAACGAAAATTTTAATCCTGCTTCTACAGCTGCTGTAGTTGTTACTTCATCGCCTAAGAATACAGGTACCGAACCTGCTGATACTGCTAATCCACTACCCACAACAGTACCAGCGTTCTTATTTGCTAATACTACCGTATATCCAGCTGCACTATTACCTGCAGGAGATGTAGTTGGACTTAATGATACCTCACCACTATTCTGATTTACAGAGATAGAAGGAATACCAAATTCCACTTTTGGAATCTTAGTTGTTCCTTTTGGTAAAGTTACCAATTTATATCTTAATGTTTGTGTTTCATCTGGTGATGCCTCTAATATTGGAATCGCTTTGATAGCTGCATCATAATATGCAGAACCCTTTGGGTGAGCTGGTTCATATAAACCATAATCAATCTCATCATCCCCTAATGCGAATCTCGTAATATTAAGACCTTCACCTGTTGCTAGCTTCTCTCTACCTTTTTTGGTAAGGATAGCATCTACTGTGATTTCTGTGTTATCTAAATATGCCATAATGTTTATTCCCTATATGTTTACAATATATAAATATAACTTTTTTAAAAATTAATTAAATTATTCTATCTCTAATATCGGTTCACCACTTCCTCTACCACTATCTGATACTTTTAATGTGTTATGATTTGTAGTAAATACCTCTACTGGAGGTGTTCCATCTAAGGTTGTAGCTTGTGTTTGCTTACAACCTTTGAAGTATAAGTTTTCCATACCAGTTGTTAAATCTGATGTGTTTCTGTAGTGTGTTGGTAAATACCCTTCTAATGGTGTTACTTGTACTACAGTTCCGTCCGTATCAACATTACCAACAGTATTTGCTAATGAACCCGATGGTGATGTAAATGATACGATAGTTTTAGTTCTTACTACTGATTCAGAAACAATTGTTCCCAATGAACTATCTAATGGATTTAGTTGTACCTTTTGTTTAAGTTTCTTTTCTTTTTTAACAACCCAAACTCTAAGTTTTTCTTTTTTGTAATTATTAAAAGCATCTCTAGTAGTTCTAACAGTAAATCCATTAGATGCTACAATACCAAATCCAGCTCTACTAATACCATCTGGGTCTAATCCGATTATATCACTATTGAATACATCCGATTGAATTTGCTCTGATTGAGATACAGATGCATCATCAATAATACTTTCCATATTTACTAAACTGCTCGATAACTCTGTTATCTGAGTATCACTAATAATACCATCGTAATTATTGATATCTACATTTATCTCTTCTAATTTAGTTTCATCAATCAATGTATCGAATGATGGAATAGTTTCTTCAAATTCTATAGTATCAGATAAATCTAAATATGCATCTTCTTGCGAAACAGATGATGTAATACCAATTACAGAACCTCTTGAAATATCTTCTACACCTTCTTTAGATTCCATTAGCTCAGCAACAGGTTCTCTTCTTTTTTCTTTATTTCTTTCTAAGAAGTGTGGTTCAATTAATAAACCATCCATTACTTTAACTCTTGCAGGTATCATTTGTTTGATTGTTTCAAACAATGATTTATCTATATATTTTATTATATTAATGTATTCGTATATGTTTAACGTATATCTACCGAAAACATATTTTCTTAATTCTAATAAATCAGGATAATCATCTTTGTATTGGTCACCAGCATGTCCTATGTAATCATCAATACTAAAATCAGGTAAAGATTTTATGATATCCATATTCAATTCTTTTGTTGGTGATAAGAATATACCTAACTGATTTGAATCTAATGGAGCAGTATCAAATGCTTTCTTAGTTGCTCTTTGTTTATATGATAAGTTTTGTACTAAAGATGCTGATTCAAATCTAAATTTATCAGCTGGTCCGAATCCCATAGAAGGAACTTTTGCTGTTACAGTTCTATCATATACTTCGTAGTGGTATGGATAAGTTGTATTATCACTAAATCCACTACCAGTAGCTGAACTAGCATATCTAATTGTTCCATTAGAACCCGTATCAGGTGCCACATTTGGTATGGATGAAGATACATTTAAATTCTTTGGTTTTTCAAAATCCAATCTTAACATTAAATCTTCGGTAGATGATGATATATGATTACCATTAATCTTTTCAGGAAATAATGTGTGGTCTACTATTACTGAACTTGAAAGAGATGAACTCCAAATTCTAACCTCATCTAAAGAACCAGTAAATCCATCACCAAATGCTAACTGAGAACCACTAAAAAATGTATTAATCGAAGATGTAAATTCAGTAGATGAACTCATAGCTAATCTGATTCTACTTTGGAAATCTTGCATAGCAACCAATTCAATTGATTCCGATGTTCCATTTTCAGATGAAGAATGGTGGTTTACATTAATTACAAATTGTGTAAATTCATTATTAAATAAAGAACCAGATGTAGTTACTATTTCACCAAATGAAGATGAAAAGTTTAATCTACCAATAGCTCCATGTTGGTGTTCTAATTTAACATTCCAATATGGTTCATTAGTTACAAGTGATTGTGTATGTTGGTTATCCGTTTTAAATCTAACCTCTACTGCATGTGATGAAGATACACCATTTTCTAATTTCCAATCTACTAATACTTTTGAATTATCAGTATCATTTGGCATCTGTACTGCTGATGTTCTATCATCAAATGTGAATGTAGAAGTTTGTGATTCTTCTTGTCTTGGTCCACCAAACTCCATAATAGTAAGAAGTGATGATGGAATACCATATGTAGAAAGAACTGCACTTAATCCTCTTCGTGTACCTTTGTGTTTTAGTAAATATGGGAGGTTATTTAAAATTCTTCTCCATATTGTATTTTCATATTCTTTACCACTTTTTATAAGTTTAGAAGTTTTTTTAGAATCTCTGAATCCTAAAACATACTCCCATAATTTTTTTGTTGATTGTGAAGAATGTGGAATCCAACTATAATTTTTAAGAATATGTTTCAACATATCATCACTAATACCAACTCTTTGTTTTTCTTCTACTTTAATATTTTTCTTCAGTGCGGTTATATAAGCCCAAAGGATATCAAAGTGATGTCCAATCATATCTAAGAACATTATGAAATCAGTTTGCTCATCATCATTCTTAATATATTGTGGAATGTTGTTAGGTAAATAATCTATATTATCTCTATCATATGCAGATGATGATACTAACAATGTATTATACCAAGCTACTGCTTCTGTACTACCTGTTGATTGAAGTGAAATTCCATCTGATTCTTTTGGAAATGCTAGTGATGAAGTTGAATCTGTTAAGAAATGTTCAAATCCATCAAAGTTAGCTTTTACATCATTTATTTTCTTTTGTAATGATTCTTTTTCTCTTAGTAATGATAATGAACCAGTAGATGAACCACTACCACTTTCTATTGTAGCAATACCATTTTGATAAGTTTCTAACAATGATAATTTATAAAAATAATTTCTAGCTCTTTCTTCAGCTGAACCAAAGTGTACGAAATTATCAAATCTATATTCTTCGTTTATAGTACCATCTACAGAATATCCATATTCAGTTTCTATGAAATCATACGAAGATGATACATATTCTATGTTTAGTTTCTGAGTATTAACACCAGAAGATGATACGAAAGTATCTATAAGTTTTGCTGATGATTGAGAACCACTTGCTACTAATTCATCTATAAGTTCGAATCCAGTATCTGCAGGTGAACCACATTCATTAATACCGAAGTTTGGTCCTTTTAGTGGTACACAATATTCTTCTGAATCATCAACGATTGATACCTCATCTATAATTGGTTGTGTAATTATTTTAGAAATCCAAAGTTCTTGGTTTGGTTGGATTTCTTTTCCAAGAGGTTCGTACATTTTCAGAACTAATGAATTAAATCCACCTTTAACATATTCTGGTACAAATTTATCTCTTAATTCATCATACTTAAAGTTTCTAAAGGTTACATCATCAGTATCCCAGTTAGCAATAAGTTTATTTTCACCATCCCCAAAATGTGCTAAGTGAGTTAAATATTTGGATGTTTCATCTTCAAATAAATTTAAATTTAAATCAAATGCATCGCATATTTGGTCAACTACATCTTCTCTTGGTAAATCAATATCTGATTTTACAAATGTAATTTCAATTGATTCTAATTTACCAACAACTTCTTTTTTTGTAGATGTATTGTGTGGTTGTAGTAGTATGGTGAATTTTACTTCATCTTCATCTTCTTTTAACTTTGTACCTAATTTTTTAAGTACACTCTGTACATTGAAATTAACAGATTGAGTTGGTGCAAACTTACCATATGGTTTTGATTTATCACCTAAATATAAATTTACAAAGTTAGTATTTACGGATTGATAAGATACTGTAAAATCAACATCATATCCTTTAAAGTCAGCACCTTTGAGTAACTCAGGATAAGATATATTTACAATATCAGGAGTTTTTACTGCTACTTCATTTACAACATTAATAGTAAACTTCTGAGGTACACCATCTCCATATCCTTCATTGTATGGACAAACATAACCCACATATTGCCCAACACCTGAGTTGAACATTGAATTACTGATTGTAAATACACCAGCCTCATCTGTATCTGTTAGATTAGTTTTGTTTAGTTTAAATGTTACTTTATCACAATTTTCAGAATCGTATCCTAAATTTAATTTCTGTGGTTTAGCTAAATTGTATTTGAAGCTAGATGGACTAATTGTTACTGATGGTATTAATATAGGTACTACTTTTTCATATTTAATTAATACAGTAATCGGAATCCCAACATCTAAATTTAATTCTTGAGCGCTAACTCTTTCAAATCCTTTACTATCTTCATCAACTATTTGTCCTTTTAATACATCAAAATATTTAATTCTATATCTATCAGGAGCCGCAGCTCTTATTGTAATACTAAATGAAGTTCCTGCTCTCCCTTTAAAAGTATTACTATTAATTCGTTTTACACCATCACCTTGTGTAATAACCGCTGAATACCCTTGTGTTAGTTCTGTACCATCATCATTATCACCATCGGGTGTAAGAACTAAAAGTTCAGGTACTTTCTTTTTCGGTGGTCCATCATCTTTTGTAGTAGTGTTATCATCTTGCTCATCCTCATCATTACCACCAGTAGAATTTGCTACTAAATCAAAAAATGCAGTTTTAAATAAAGTTGTTTGATTGTTCTCACTATTTTTTAATTTACCATCAACATAGTGAAGAAAATCAAATACAAATTTTTCTTTTGTTATTTTTTGTCTTATAGTTTTATATCTTGATTTTAACCTTCGATTTCTTTCTCTCTCTCTTTCATCTGTATTTCGATTGAATCCGAATCCTTCTCCACCAAGTAATCCACCCGCTTGAGTAAATCTACCCCCTCTCTCCGCTTGATTAAATCTACCCTCCATCATTGGATTTAATCCACCTCTTACAAAGCTTGGTTCATATTCAATAAAATCATTATATTCATCAAAACTATCATCTAAAACTTTCTTTTCTACTACAGTTGTTTTTTGTTCTATTCTACCAACAACTCTATATGATTCATTACTTCTATATCCATTTCTTCTTACAGTAATTGATTTACCAGCACCTATCGTTTCCTTTGCGGTAAACGTTAAGATTGTAGGTGTTAACTTTGTTAATCCTTGCGGTAATCCATTAACTAATACTTCACAATTACCTGGTTTTGTTTTAACACTTACAGTTAATACATCACTACCTACTGGTACTACTTTTGGTAATATTTGTTGTCCTCTATCAAATTTAACAACACCGCTTGTATATCTGTTTCCTCTAGCATCTCTTAACTCTTCACCAGCTAATGCTAAATCTCTTTCTCTAATTCCAGCACCAGGGTCCCTACCCTCTCTAACATTTTGTACAATTCTATTTTCTATTACACCTCTAGTATTTCTAAGTTCAGCTGCACTTAACCCTTGATTTTCCAAATCCCTCGCTCTCGCTCTATCAGCAACATCTTGTAATATCTCAGCCATTGGTCGGATATTTTGATTAGCTGGCCTACTATCACCGACTGGTATTCTGGCATCAACATTCTTTATGAAATCTTCCCTAACTGGTTGTGAACGTACAACTCCTCTAACTTTTACATTCTTTTTTGGTGGCGGTGAATATGTCATCACATCTTCAAATCCTCTATCACCAAATCTAGCAAGATTAGGGTTTGAATTTGAAGTAGTCATAGTAGCACCTCTTGGTTGTAAATTTTGAGTTGCCGGTGGTGTTTGTCTAGCGGGACTTCTTTTTATCACATTTGTAGCAGGAGGCGTTTGCCTCTTTACAACTTTAGGTTGTGATTTTGGTGGTGGAGCTGGTGATGGTGCTGGTGGTGTAAAACTAGGTTGTTGTCTTGGGACAATCTGTTTAGGTATTGGATTTGTAAATGTGACTAGTGGTGATGAACCAAAAGGATTTCGATTAAATGCTGATGGGGTTGCTTGTGCACTCTTTTTGATATTAAAAGATGAAGCGGCTGGGCTCGTATAATTAGTTTTAGTTTTTAAATTACTCAAACCAGCACGAACTTGGTTGTTCAAATTCTTAGTACCACCAAAAGATAATGACTTTTTCTTTTTTCCAAAAGTCCCATAGCTCGAAGCTAAACTCCCAAATCTACTTTTTCCTCTTCTTCCAAACATAATTATCTATTATCCTCCATATCGTCTACCACTTCTCCTTCTTCCACCACGGCCACCTAACGGACTCCTACTAAAAGGAGATGGTGTTGGTGTTGTTGGTCTACGTCTACCACCACTAAATGGTACTCTTGCTCTACCTGAGCCTTGTATTGTTCTACTTTTACCAAATGCTCTTCTTTTTCTTTCAGCAAATGAAATTCTTGGGTTTGATAAATTTTTCAAAATATCTGTCGGTGGTGTTTGTACCACTGGTGTTGATTTTGGTCTAGTAAAAATTGAACTTCTCCCTTTTCTTTTTGGTCTTGGCGGTGGTGATGATTTTGGCTTTGATGGAGGTTTCGGACTAAATGGATTTGTCTTAATGGTTGGAAATCCACCGAAACCAACTCTTGGTGTAACCCCACCTGCTCCAAATGGTAATTTGTATCCTCTAGCTCCTCCAGCATCTCCTGTTGCGCCTGGTGCTCCAATATATTTTGGAAACTTTATTTTTGGAAAATTTAAGTTACCAAAACTTTTTTTAATATTTTTTTTGATTTCATCTTCATTAATTTCAAACTTAATCGGTGTATCCAATTTAATTGGAAATGGTATTTTAATATCTTTAATTATATCTTTTTGTTCTTTTGTTAAATCAGGTCTTGGTTTTGGTTTTGGTTCTACAAATTTTGGTAAAGGGGTTATTATTTCACATAATTCTTTTTTACTAATAATTACACCCTTAGATGGACTTGCTTTTACACTTCCTTCCTCAGCACATATTTTAGGAATTTTTCTTCCCATAGGTAGTGTAAATGAATTTACATCACCATTCATATCTTTATATTTAATTACAGTAGTTTTTTTTCTTCTTCCAAATCCAAATCCTCTTGTCTTATAAAAAACATGATAAAAATAATATTTTTTTGGAGGTGTAGTTACTTTAATTGGTTTAGGGTCAGCTGGTTCTTCTATTGGTTTTACGGGTTGTGTTGTAACACTAGCCTTTACAACCTTTAATGGTTTAACAACTTTTACATTTCTTGTTACCTTTGTATCCACTTTTTTAGATGTACCAAATGTTTGTAATATTGTATTTATCTTATCTCTACTTTCTAACTTTGTAATTGTTGGAGTATTTTGTATTTGTAAATTTCTTTTTGGTAAATTAAATCTAATACTATCACAAATTATCTCCATAGATTTTTTTTGTAAAGTAGCAATATCCAATCTTTGAGTATTTGGTTTTCTTCTTCTACCTCTTCTGTTTCTTCTTTTTCTATCACCAGGTCCTGATGTTAATTCATCTAACATTGGTTTCCCATAACCGGCGCTTCCAAATTTATATCCTCTATTACTAATAAAATACCCAATAGCTTGTTTTGCTTTTATAGTTACATCATTTATGAATCCATCAAAATCTTCTATTCTAAATTCTTTTTTTACATTGTTTATCCAATCTTGTCCATATAAAGCTCTAATTCTTCGTAGAACAACATTTGCATCAATTGCATCAATAAACCCATCTAATCTATTTAAAACATCATCTCTGAACTCTCCGTTCTCTAAAAGTATTTTGTATCTATCTCTTAAATCTTTTTGTAATATTTTATCTTCAGTTTTAAGTGGTAACACTCTTACCTCAGTTCGTGATGGTGATATTTCGTGTATCCATACTTTGTTCTGAAAATGTTCACTACCTACTCTTTTGTTCAATAATGTAATTTGTGTTCTAAATAAACCATTTTTGTATCCAGCTTCATTTATAAGTTTTTCTACATCTACAAAAAACTCAGGTGCTTTATTTGAGGTAGCACCTCTAGCAATTAAGAGATAATTTCTGATATTATCTATTTCAGAAATATTGATGTATCTTACCATTTTTCCATTTTCACCTTGTGGTAATTGGTTATCTCCATTATCATAAAGAATAAATTCAATAGTATCAGTTACACCTCTACCAAAGAAAGCAGGCATTCTTCCTCTTTCAAAGATTTTTCTATCTTTGATATCAATTCGCTTAGCTTCCTTTTGTAATATTTCTTTAAAATCTTTAATTGCCATTTTTTGCTTCTAAATATTTTAATACTCTGTATCTTCGTTCACCACCAAAGTTATCATATACAAATTTACTTAATCCATGTCCAAATATGTTATGAATTAATTTTCCAACCCATATATGATTTTCTTTTACTTTTACTCCCATTTGGTCTGCCATCCATGCACACCAATATTTGGAAAGTGTATTATAAAATATATCAATTAATATATGGTTTGGATTTCTTCTCATCCATTCAACAATTGGTCTAGACCACATCATATAACCAACCACTAATCGTGGGTCTTTTTCAAACATCATATCACCCCATCTTTCATCTGCTATGTAATATTCAAATGGTAGATATCCTTGTCTAAATAGTTCTGCACAAATAATTTTCTTACCTGTGTCATTTTTATTTAATGCTTCAAATGATAAAGTTTCACTTCCAGCCTTTATAGTTAATTGACCTCTATAATCTCTCTTTTTATCACCATTACTTGTTGCTTTACGTTTTGATACCAATGTTATCTTTTTTTGTTCACCAGATTGAACTGTTACTGAACCCGGAGTTTGCAACCAAGATGCTGTATTTGTAAAATTAAATGTTAAAGGTTCTTCGCTTGAGTTTAGTAGTATAAGCTCAGGTCCGTTTATCCATCCCTTACCACCTTTTGCTTTTTTAGTACTATAAAAATATATATCTGGTTTATCATCTTCACCCTCCGGAGCGATTCTAGCAGTAAATACACCACCAGCAGATTCACCACCCGCTTGTAGTTGTGATTGTACACCAGCTACTTGCGATTCTAATGAACTAACCTGATTTACTAACGCTTCTTTTTGTGCGGTTAAACCTTCTACCTGCGCTTCTAATGAAACTCTCTCTATTGCTTCTGCTACTGATTTCTGAATAGCTTGTTGTAAGTCAATAGAAGTTTGTGCAAATTTATCAGCTGATGCTTCTGCTGAGTTTTCTGCTACAGCTACCCTTAACAATGCCCCATCCAATTCTGCTCTCAATCCAGCTATCTGTGCTTCTAATTCTTGTATCTTAGATGCACCTGATGCTAATTGTGCTCTCAAATCAGCTATAATATCATTTAATCTATTTACATCTCTCTGTAATGCATCATATTCTTCTTTTAAAACTACATCGGGTAAATCTTTTGGTTTAGATGGTATTAGTTCATCTACTTCAGTATCTATTGCTAATAGTAGTTGTTCTTCATCATACTTTGGTCTACGAAGTTTACCGCTAATTTCACCATCCATAGAACCATTCGATTCTTTCATCTGTTCAGCATAATAATTATGCCTTCCATATGGGTCAATGGATTTTATAGCTTTAGAACCACTTGAGTTTAGTTCTTCAATTCTTACTTCTTTTTCTAATGCCATTATTCAGTTACTTCAAATATATAATCATCATCAAAGTATTCAGATGAACCACTACGTTCTATCTTTAACTCTACCTTATAACTTCTATTTACTTCAAAATTTGTTGTATCTAAACTAATTCTACTTTTGTTTCCATAAGTACTTAATTTAGAATAATCACCGAAAGGAATAATAATATCATTACTTTCATAATCTTTTATTTGGTAGAAAGATGATGTTGGAAGTAAGCTGCCTGTGGAGTATCCAAATGTGTTTTGAAAAGTTTTTTGTGGATACAACTCTCTTGCGAATACCTCTATATCGTATCTTCCACCGGCTTTATATGATTTTTTCAATCTCTTCAATGATACTTTGTATTCTTCTGGTAACGCTTGTAGTGAACCAGTTTCATATCTACTATCATCCCAACCGATTCTAATCTTTGGTTGATATATTGTATGTGTTTCTTTACTAAAGAATTTTAATTGTCCATAATCAATATCATTGTTTTCTTTTTGTGATTCGTGCTTTATAATAAATCCTTCATTTGGATATCCATTATCTAACCAAAATGAAAGTGATGAAGATACATCAACAACTAAATCTGTTGATTCATAATCATATGAACGAGTAGCTTGGGATGCGGTGTACCACATACCACCCTTACCATCATACGAACCAGTTGCACTACCACTACTTGGTACATTAGTTGGTAACCAATTAGAACCACTATCTCTGTAATTCCAAGTTACACCACTTGTTGATATATCATCAAATCGAGTACCATTACCCATTTCCCAACTTTGTGAAACAGGATTTATTTCTAACGAATATGATAGAGGAATTTCTGTTGGTTCTGTTTCTCTAAGTACTAACTCAGCAATACTCATAGTTACACTACCATCAGAAAGTTTTGTTGAAAGAGAATCTGTATCAAATTTTATTAAACTTCTAGCTGTATCTTTAAGTGAACCATAATAAACCTTAGACACTTCTAATATTTCATCCAACCCAGTATTTTGAGTTGGTTGTTGAAGAAATATACTAGCGTCTTTAGATGCGGTTAAAAAATAATACATTATACAACTCTCCCTCTTATATCCCTATCAGGGTATTTAAATTCAAATATCGATGGGTCTAACGATGGATAAATTTGTTTATTCTTCGTTGCTCCAGTGATATCATATGCGTTTGGTGAATAACCTGAAGTACCTCCACATAAGTTTTTAAACTCTGTTTTAACTACGGATTGTACTCCCTCTATATTTCCTATTAACATTTCAACTTCACCAATATTGATTGGCATATTAAATGTCCATTTATCTATTTCAAAATATTCTTTAAGAGCCGTAATACAATTTGTTAATACTTCTCTTTTATTATAATCTCTGTAAACTCTGATTTCAAAATCTAAACCAATGTTTATAATAAATCCATCTAAAAGATTTACACCATCAGTTAACATTCTAAACTCATTCATATATGTTTTTAAATTCTCCTTTACTGCTCTGTTAAGAGAAGTTAATTTTTTATTAGAATCATATCCTAAAACATATAAGTTTACTGCAAATGGATTATTCTTTTCTTTTATATTTGATTTTTTATTTGATAAGAATTTAGAAACTTGTTCTTTAATTTGCTTATCAGTATTCTTACCATCAGCTTGTAAATCTTGCACCAACTTAGAAAATTCATTCAATGCGGTTGGTGAAGCAAGTATAGAAGATGGTGAGTTATCATCTAATTGACCATCTGCTGCACAAAATGCCTTTGTAATGTTACCAAACTTAGGTGGCATTGATAATGCTCTAACTTGATAATCTTTTGATGTTACTGCTCTGTTTTGTGAACCAAAGTTAGCTATAGCATTTTCTCTAATTTCTTCTAATGTTTCTGCCCCTCTACCACCAGTTGCTGGTTGTTCGTTATCTACTGCTAATGAATTTTTTACAGTAGAATAAAGGTTTCTAGCTCCATCATCGAATGCTGATAAATCTTCATCAAACTCAACTTTAGTAATTCTTTGTATTTTGTTTTGACCAACATTTGATTCTACACCACCACCAACTAAATATTTTACAGTCATTACAGTATTCTTTGGTGATTGCCCATATGATTTAGTAAGTAGGAAGTTCGATGGGTCAAATGATGCTCCTAACTTATCTATTGAGTTATTTAACCCTAAACCAACGTTTTTAAATGTAGGAATTAATAGTTCATCATTTTTACCACCATCACCACTACCAAATTGAATTGTAGTTGTACCATTTGGATTTGTAACTACTTTATATCTTCGTGGAGTTTTTATAAGTTTTAAAATAGATGCTACTGAATCTCTAAATTGAAACAAATCTTTATCCTGTCCTTCGGTATTTGAATACTCCACATAAACCATTTCTTGTCCTAAGTATGGTACTTTATAATATCTGTTGTTATTAGCATCTCTAACATCGTAGATATCTATTATATTTGTATCAGGTATATCTATTCTTGCATATTCTTCTTGAGATGAACCAAATGTAATTTCTATTTGTTTTTCCGTAGCTGATATTACATCAACGTATTTTTTTACTAAATAAAATTTAGGATTATTAGTATCTATATCTCTTTCATATACGGTTATCTCTCTATCTTCTGCATCCGCAAAATCTAATAATTCTGTTGTTCTGAATTGTACACCATCAGCATCCAACTCCATACCCTCTTTTACTCTTAGATAATAATCAGTATCAGGTTCAAATGCTAAATCACCCGATGAGATTGGATTAGTTAATCTTCTTGATGGTATCAATTGGAATACACTTAGTTTGGTTGTGGCTGGTGAAGTTACTTTGGCTCTGTAACCCATCATCTTAGATAACTCAAATATATTTTCTCTATCTTCAGCAGTAGTCAGTAATGATTCTTTTAATGTATCATCTATGTAATATCCTAATACATCACCAATATATGATGCCATCTCAATGAACATCATACCTGGAGATGATTC